ATGAGTAGCATATTTGTTGACATAAGACGTGGACTAGAATACGAACTCTCTCAGGTTACTGATATTCCCTCTATAGCCTACGAGAACGTATCTTTTGATCCTACAACGGGAACCTCTTGGGTGAGACCTACCTTCATTCCTACTTCCCGTAGGCCAGCGGTTAGAGGCACAAGCCCACAACAACTCTACACAGGGATATTTAGAGTTGATTGTTTTGTGGCAGAGGGTAGTGGACCTTTAGCTGGTGACAATCTAGCAAACAGTATAATCGAGGCTTTTGAAGCTACCACAGATATCACATTTAACTCAAAGACGGTATCTATAGATTATGCAGAAAGAGAGGAAGGTAGGCTATCCTCTCCTTGGTACTTCATTCCAGTCACTATTGGCTGGTATATATATAATTAGGAGAAACTAAATGGCTTTCGCACAAGGCTCTCGTTCTAGTCTGTCGTTTAAAGAAGAATCAACTTTTGGTACGACACCAGCAGGTAACTTTCAAAACCTGCCTTTCACCTCTCATTCACTCAACCTTACAAAAGATCGTGTAGCTGGTACAGACATTCAAGCTGACCGTATGCCTCGCGTTGATCGTCATGGTAACAGAGTTGTGGGTGGAGACATTGTAGCAGATTTACGTCACGCTGAGTTTGACGTTCTTATGCAATCTGCTCTTATGTCAGATAATGACTTCGCTACAGGCTTCACTGCTGGCGATGGATCTACAACTGTAACTAACGCAGCTATCGTAGGTACTACACCTACTTTCTTGTCGATTGAAGACTATTCAGCAGACGTAGACCAAGCACGTTTATTCACAGGTTGTGCAGTAAACACAATGGCAGTCTCTATGGCACCCAATCAAATGGTAACAGCTACCTTTGGTATGGTTGGTAAGACAATGACCATTGGTGCTACACAGAAGACACAAGATGCTTCTGCTGGTAACGAACCATTCGATGCTTACTCAGGTGATATTAAACTTGGCAACAAGGGTACACTTGGTTCAGCATTGACGCTTATCACTGCTCTTGAATTTACTGTCACAAACAACTTTGCTCCAACTCTGGTTATTGGTGAAGATACACCATCAGCCCTTGAGTTTGGTACAGTATCTGTTGAAGGTACAGTCTCAGCATACTTTGAGGATGCAACTCTGATCAACCGTTTCTTGAATGAAACAGAATCAGCACTTGAAGTTTCTGTAGGAGATGGGTCAAACACCCTCACATTCCTATTCCCACGCATCAAGGTAAACTCTGCTGACGTAGGGGTGGATGGTCCAACATCACGTATTATCAACATGTCTTTTGTTGGTCTTCGTACTGATGAGGATCTTAGCTCTTCAACAACGAATGCAAATACCATTCTTCAAATTACGAAGTCTGGTGCATAAGAATCCTAGCTAGGATGAGGGGAGTGGTTGTCGGGTGCTGCTCCCCTCGCTTTAAAACCCGACTAGCCCGAAAGGAAACCCAATGGACTTAAAAGACCTAACACCCAAAAGTGATACTGTAGAGGTTACACTTGTTCACCCCGCCACAGGCGAGATTATACAAAATGATGATGATAGTCCTATGACTATCACTCTATATGCCTCACACTCAAAAGAATATAAGAATTTAATCTATCAACAAACAGATAAAAGGTTGAAAAAAGCCCAGTTTGATAAAAAAATAGAGATAAACTCTGCTGAAATAGAGGAATCAACCTTGGACTTATTTGCAAACGCTACAAAATCATGGAAAATTACCTTTGATGGTAAACAACCAGAGCTTTCCCCTAAAGTAGCAAAACAAATTTATACTGAGGTTTTCTGGATTAAAGATCAAATTGACGCAGCTATAGCTAATTCTGCAAATTTTATGAAGGCTTGATTGAAGAGCTTATTAGATTTGCAGAACATGAGTTTTCCATCAGTAAGCCCGATAAAAATGGAATATCAGAGCGTGAACACTTGGAACAAGTCGAGAGGCAGACTGGACGTAGACCTAAAGCACTAGAAGGGCCTAGCTTTCCTGTGCTATTGTCTCACATCTGGTCTGCTTTTATTACATTAAATAGTGCTAGAACTACAGGTTTTTCGGGTGTAAACCCAATAACCTATGAACAAATAAAAGCATGGAAGGAACTTACAGATACACCATTATCTTCTTGGGAAGTAGAAGCTATAAAGCGTGTGGATGTTGTTTATATAGGTTGTATCAATGGCTAGAGAAGACTTAAAATATATCATAGGTTTTGAGACAAATGATACACCTGTTGTTGCAGCAACTAAAGCTTTAAAAAAGCTAAATGATCAACAGGCTTTTTTAGAGAGGGAATACAAAAAGGGTGTAATTAGTCAGAACGTATTTAAAAAGGGTCAAACACAATTAAACAATGAAATAGGTAAATTAAGAAACGCTACAAAACAAGGTGGCGATGCCTTAAAGCAATATATTACACAGATGGAAGCTAGTGGTAAAGCTACCAGACGTAAAGAAATTGCTATGCAACAGGCTGGTTATCAGCTACAAGACTTTATCGTACAGGTTCAATCAGGCACTAACCCTCTTATTGCATTTTCTCAGCAGGGTTCTCAGTTAGCTGGTTTCTTCGCTGGACCTTGGGGTGCTGCTATTGGTTTGGGTGTTGCCGCTTTAGGTGGCCTTGGGACTGCTTTGTTGTCCACAGGGGCCTTTGCCGACATTTTTTCATCTAAGTTTAGAGAGGCAAAGCAAGCAATAAAAGATTTAGAGAAGCAAGGTAAAGAAAGTTCCTCCGCTCTTAATTTCTTAGCATTTCAATTATTTGGTGGACCTGCTGATGAGGGGATATTTGGAGCTAAACAGGCATTAGATGCGGCATTACTTGAGCTATCTCAAAAAAGTGGCGGTAGAATAAACGCACAAAATATTTCTGAGCTAACAAGACAACAAGTTGTGGGTATGCCAATGCAGCCCCTGCCAAGTGGAGGTTATGCTGAAGCTGGGCTGAAGTTGTTAGATGATTTTGACACCGCAAAAGAGCTTCTAGCTGCTTATAATTCTGAGGTATCACGGTATGAAGGTACACTTAAAGTTCAAGCCAAGATAGCTGCAAATGTTCAAGCAGAAGCAGACGCTAAGAAAGAAATTGTAGACCTTGAAAATGATACTTTAGCTGCACTTAAAAATGCAGAGGCTGCTGATAAAAAGGCGAGGGAAGATGCTGCACAGTTTAAGATAGAACAAGACAATCTCCTAGATAAACTCAACTTAACTTTAGATAAAAAGAAAGACATACTTGGTCTTGACGGGGAAGCCTTACTCATAGCTCAACAAAGACAACAAAAAGAAGATATACTACGTCAATTAGCAGAAAAACAATTAGATATTAGTGACCATGAAGTTCTGAAGTTAATGCAAAGTCTTGGCTTAGTTCAAGCTATGGAGCTTCGTGAATTTAGACTAGCTCAAGCTAAAAAAGACAAGCTAGAGTTAGAAAAGAAAAACAATCAGGCTCTTATAGAGCAAGAAAAGATTCAAAGGGAGTTGGAAAGAAGAGCTTCTTTTTATGGTAAGGCTATGGAAAATAGCTTATTGTCTATTGTAGATGGTACTAAGTCAGTAAAAGACGCTTTTAGGGACATGGCAAGAGATATTGTATTACACTTATACAAAGTTCTTGTTGTTCAAAGGATGATAAGAGGCTTTGGGGGTTTTCTTGCGGGTTCCTCAAACGCAGCTATAGCTGATATAGGCCAAGGTTTAACAACCTATGGTCAAGGGTTCTCTGGTGGTGGTTACACAGGGTCTGGACCTCGCTCTGGTGGATTAGATGGCAAGGGTGGTTTCCTAGCTATGTTGCACCCTAAAGAGACTGTCATAGACCACACTAAGGGTCAGTCTGCAGAGGGTGTTACTGTCGTACAGAACATCAATATTTCTACTGGCGTACAACAAACCGTTAGAACTGAGATTAAATCTTTAATGCCTCAGATTGCAGAAAATGCTAAAGCTGCTGTATTAGATGCCAAACGTAGGGGCGGCGGTTATGGAAGGGCATTTGCATAATGGCTATCAGTTATCCTAGATCACTCCCTACGCATACAGGAATAAGCTCTATTGAGCTTAGAACAATAAATGCGGTGGCATATTCACGCAGCCCATTTACTTTTTCAGGGGAGGCTTTTGAATACGCTGGCAAGATGTTCCAAGCGGATGTCACTTTACCGCCGATGAGGAGAAGTGATGCGGCGCAATGGATTGCTTGGCTAGTTTCCATGAAGGGGCAAGTCGGAACCTTTTATTTGGGTGATCCAGCGGCAGTAACGCCTTTAGGTTCAGCCAGAGATGCAGATACAATTCTAGTCAATGGCGCAGTTTCTTCTGGTAATACAATTACCATTGATAGTGCCCCAGCAAGCCAAACAGGTTATCTCAAAGCTGGTGATTATATGCACATAGGATCGGGCGCTGATCGTCAGTTATTTAAGGTCTTGCAAGACGTTGATACGGACGGCTCTGGGGGCGCAACAGTTGATGTTTGGCCTGATGTTAGGACGACTATACTAGATAACGCTGCGGTTAATGTGGAAAACACACAGGGCGTCTTTAGGCTTGCTTCAAATGAGCAAAGTTGGTCAATTGATAATGCATCAATATATGGCATTACGTTTGGAGCGGTTGAGGCACTATGACAAGAACAATCCCATCAGGTTTATTGACTGCACTTACTGCCAAAGAAGTGAAGCCTTATTATGCTGTAAAAATGGCATTTGAAAACCAAGACGGCACAGACGCGACAATCAGGCTTTGGACGGGATACCCTGATAGAACCATTGATGGTGAAACATATATTGGCTCTGGATCATTATTAAACATAGATGGAATAGAAGAAGTCGGCGATTTATCGGCTAAGTCAATCACGCTTTCCATGAGTGGTATTTCATCAACACTCATTGCTCTTGCATTGGGTGCGAGATACCAAAGACGTGTTTGCAAGGTTTATTTTGGCGAGCAATCAGTATCAGATGTAATTCAAATATTCAGCGGCAAGATGAACCAAATATCTATATCAGATGAGGGTGAAACAGGCTCTATTTCATTGATTGTTGATAGCAAGCTAATTGAATTGGAGAGAGCCAGAAATTGGAGGTATAACAATCGAAGCCACCGCTCACGCTATCCATCAGATACATTCTTTAGTTATGTCGATCAATTGCCAGATAGTTCAGTAAGCTGGGGGCCACAAAGTTAATGGATACCCGTCATTTGCTTATGGATTATTTGGAGGATTGCAAAAATAAACCCTTTGAATGGGGTAAACATGACTGTTTTACATTTACGAATACAGCATATCGGAAAATGTTTGGTCAAGGTTGGGCTGATGATTGGGTAGGTCGATATATAAATAATTCCACTACTTTAAATCGTAATGAGTTAAAAAAAGAGTTTGGGTTTTCAGATTTTACTGACGCAGTTGATGCAAGATTAAAGAGAATAAGTTATGCTCCACCATTAGGTGCATTGGTTACCACCAAGCAGTGTCGAAAATGGTTAATAGGTGTGGCGATGGGGATAAGTACAGGTAAAAAGGCTGTTTTCCTAGATAAAGAGGGAATATTATATTTACCCTTTGATGATATTCACCAAGCATGGATTAAAGAAAAATGACTAAATATAAGCTAGGTGATTTAACTGTCAAAAGTTTTAATGGTTGGGATAATGTGCCAAGAATGCCGCAAGCTGTTGCGGCTGCTATTGCGAGTTCTTTTGCTGGAGCGGCTGTAGGAAGTTTTGGGGCAGCTATTGCAATAAGCGCTGGCACAGCAGCGGTTTATGCTGGTGCATATATTGCAACGACCTTAGCGGCTACTGCGGTTGCATCATATGCAGTTAATGCTCTTGCTGGAAAACCTAGCTTTAATGCTGGTGACTTAGGGCTGCAATCTTCAAGGGCCATTCAAAACAATGACATAAACCCTCTTGCTCCACAGCGTATTATTTACGGTAGGGCAAGGGTTGGTGGCAGTATTATTTTACGCGGTGTTTCAGGTAAGAATAATAAATTTTTAAGTGTTGTTTATGCAATTGCTGGACATGAAATAGATGAAATAGAAAAGATATATTTTAATGATAAAGAAGTTACAGTAAGTGCAGATGGGGAAGTTACAACAAGCAGGTGGAAGGCAGATGATGGGGCAATTAGAATTTATATTGAAGAAAGATTAGGCACTGCCTCACAAGAAGCCCCTACTCTTTTAAAAGTTAGCCAAAAATTAAGTGATAATTTTAAAGGATCAGGGATTGCATATGTATTTATTCAAT